TTTGCCATTGGTCATCATCGATTGCAGATAATGATAAAATTTTATCACTTATACTTCCGGTATATTGCAAATAATCGCTCGTCAATACCGGTTTCATATTGTCTAATGATGCTGAATATGTAGATTCAAATCTTTGTATATTAGGTAGAATTGTAGCTTTACTACGTTCTAATATATTTGGTTGTATTAATAATCCAGTTAATTTATCCGTACGTGCCGGCAATAGTTGTTCTAGCTGACGGAAGAAAGATAAATCAAACATTGCAAATATCGAAATATAAGCATTTATATCATTGCTATCTGCATATTTCTTCCAATAGCTATTTGCAGCTTGTATTAATTTTGGATATGAATTAGTTTCTGTTTGACCTGGATCACCAATATATTGATCTAATTCAGTGAATCCTAATTGTGCAATGATATCTTCATTGATCATTGTTTGCGGAGAAAAATATACTCCTAATTTTTTACTATCAAGCGGAGCTTTATCATATTGACTTTGTTCAGCTCTAGTTTTAATATCTAACGTGCCTACAAGTTCATTATTTTCTAAACGAATTTTATTATCATCAAACGTCCCAGCTCCTAATGAAATTGCATCATAGTAATATGTTTCTTCAATTGAATCATATGGTGTATTTAAAGACCATGAAACAAATGATGCAGACATTGCAGATGACTTTGGTTGCACGCCGGATAAACTTGATGATACTGAATGATTGAATTTTTGTGTTAACGGCAATCTAAATACTAACTCAGTATAAGCATCTGAATTTGCATTATATGCTGCAGGAGCTTTTACATGATTATCAAATGCAGAATCTAATAAACTAGATGTCCACATTCTTAATTCCTGCAGTTGGCCAATCAATCTGCTAGCACCTAATGAAGATGTACCCAATGTTAATGTACCAGATGATGCAAATGATGCTGTAGCTGATGATGAAACTGCGGCAATGATTTTACCATATTTAGATTTTTTAGCAACTAAATCTAAATTAGTGCCATTTGTCTTTAACATGGCAGTTACCCATCCACCATCAAATAATTCCATTGCAGCAGATGCAGTACCGTTAATTTTTAATGTACCTTTATTACCACTTGTAAAGTTCAACGTTACTACGTTTGACCCAATGGTAAGTAGATTCATTGTACTAGGTATTAATGGATATTTAACAACGTCTGCTGTTCTAAATCTCAATTCTACGGTACTAATAGGTTGCGTATAATTTACATTAACAGATCCAGTTAAACTGCCACTTAGGTCTAACGCATAATCAAAATTCAATTTTTCATATACAGGTGCACGATCAATTCTAGGTCCGCCATATTCATTAATTGAAATCATTGATTGTGGAATACCATAACAAGATAGCAATGCCTGAATACTTCGTTTAGTACCTTTAGATTTGAGTAGCAATGGTAAATTATTAACAATTCGTCTCCAAATTGTATAAGTCATTTCACGACCTGGTACAGATTCATATCCTACTGAATTTGATCCAGTTAACGGAGATCCTGCTTCATTTGTACCTAATACATACTGCCATAAATCTTGTGATTGATTACCATCAGTTAAATTCCAACCAAATTGTTTAGCTACTGAATATAGCAATTCATTTGGCATTCCTAATTTAGGATTTTCTTCACGCTTATTAATACGTGTCATATGATTTATGTATGTATACAATATATCATAATGATGTCCTAACATATTAACAAATGTAGTTATTCCGGCACTAGTAGCATCATATCTAACATATTCCGGAACGCCATATATCAATGCATTATAATTTAATGAATCATATAATGATGCTGTTGCATATAAACCATTATACCAATTTTTAAATAAACTACTTGTCACAGGTGCGATTACATATGGTCTAGAAGTATTTAATTTAGGCACCGGAGTAATATAACTACCTGTTAAATTAGTTACATATGCATATTCATTTGTTATATCATTTGTTGTTAAACGAGATGATGATTCATAATACAAATATTGTTCAAAGGCATCGAAACCTCCAATTAAATTATTTTTATTTGTATTAAAATCTGTAATATTAGTTGTCGAAACACTTCCAGAGATTTGTGCTACTACTAAACTTTGTGACGTATAATATTCTAATAATTCTAATTTGTATTTAAAATTAGATAATCGTTCTGCTGCTGAGCTATAGAAAATAAAATTATTAAAATCAGAATAATCAATGTTTAATTTGATTCCAGAAAGACTTCCGGAAAAATACGAATCAACAATTTGTTGTGATGTTTGTGTCGACGAACCCAATAAATCATTCCAATGTTGGAACCCTGTTTCAGTTGTTGTATTATAAACTGCATTAGCATACCAATTTGGATTAGCCAATGTTTTATATTGTTTTTGAATAACTTGTGGAGTTATTGCAACTTTATCAATATAAGAAGGTTTTAATTCTTGTACGATCCAACATTTGAAATCAACATTAACTTCTTCGTCTAATGGATCATATAATTTTATGTAAACATAATCGCCAACTACAACTGAATTAACAATCGTTGCTGTTTTATTTCTACTAAAGTTTAGTAAATATGTTTTATAAAATGTATTTTTTGTTGAAGTTGGATTAACTTCTCGTATATATTTTGTTAATTGTTGTAAGTAAATTTGATTTTCATCATCAATAGCTTTTAAACGAATTTCTTTTCGATCCGGAGATATTTCATCAATTCTAAGATATTGTTCTTTATAAGATCCAATTAAATTTTTAAAGAAATTAACTACAATACGGAAATTGCCAGATGTTAATTTTAAATTTGCAAATTCATTGTATATATCTAATGCTAAAGGTCGTCCAGGAAATTGTACAGTACTTTTATCTTTATTTTTATACTGCGGTATTTTTGAATTTAACTGTACTTCATGATTTCCTGTTATCCAAGTATCATTTGCATACGTATGTAATTCAACCTTAACACTCGAATCTTGATTTGTTAATTCCGGGACTTGTACAACTCTAGAGTCTTGATCATAACTAAAGAAATTAGTTTTTGACTTAGCAATACGCTCTCCAGAAACTGACTTAGTTGCAGAATTAATTTGATCGATATTTTTATATTGTGTTAACATTAATTTTAAACCATGGTTAATACTTGATTAGTTCCTAAATTTCTTTTTGCAATCATTTGACTACTATTGTTATATAATATAGTATCAAAATTTAAATTGTAAACACCTGCATTGCCGGCTGTATTTTGTGTTGACCAACCAAAAATAGCTGTACTGGTTGGTATATCTACTGGTTCAATGGTCCAATATGAATTTTCAGGCAATGTCCAAGACGGATTACTACCAACAGCTTCTATAAAATAAGTGTCATCAATTTGTATATCGATTGCATCTACAAAATATTCTAATAGTAATACTGGATATACATTTGCGGTAAATCCATTTGGATTTGATTCACTACCAGCATCACCAGATACATTAGCTTCAGTATAAATAATAATTTCCTCAAATTCTCTATAGATTTTTGGATTTTTTCTATTCAATTTTATTGATATACCCGTTCTCTGACCCGATTCGTTTGTAACATATTGTGTATTTATAACAAAACGCAATGTTTGATTATTATTACGTAATGTTGATAATATATCTTTAGTAATTGTATATCCATTTACAACCGGTTGAGATCCGCCAGTAAATTGCAATTGTTTATACCCTATATCAGAATCATTTAATTCTTCTCCATAATACCATGTACTATCATATGTTGTATTAATTTTTGCAACAGAGATTGGTTGTCCCTGAGAATCTGTTGCAACTGGTATTTTTAATTCAGTTGTTATAGTATCAGAATCTAAATTTAAATCAACATCTAAATTTAAATCAACATCATTAGCTGTAATGTCTGTTGGAAATGAATAATATTCAAATCTTGTATTTAATACTCGCAATACTGATTTTGTTGCTATTTGTTCTGCAGATGAATCAATAATTAATAATGGATTTGATTTTGAATTTTCATGTAATGTAATATTACCAGCTTCATCCCTAGGGACAACAGCAGTATTATTTGAAATATAATTTAATCCTAATTTAGAATATCGTGCTTGTTGTGCTCCAGTAACTGGATCCAGTAATTTACTATTCATTACTGTTTGATTACCTAAATTTTGCACTTCATTTTTTTCAGCCATTATCTAATCACTTTAAAATAGATTTGATCATCTATATATTTCGTCATAAATCCGTCTACAATTTTTAATTCTAAACGATAATAACGTTCAGGCATAAAACCATTCATATCAAGGTAAACGTAATTGCTAGTAGAATCACAATTCACTTTAGTATAAATATTATCGTACGGAATTATAGCTTCATCAGTTTGTGCGTCATATACTGCATAATAACTACTAGATGGCAAATATTTTATTGTTTCGATAGGAAATAAATTAGTTGGCGATTTTTGTGGATATTTATCTCGTGCATATATTCTTATTTTAGCAATTTCTGTATCTTTATATTGTGGTTGTGTTTGTGTATAAACAACATATGAATCTAAATTTGCAGCAGTTAATGAACCTGTTGTAAAAGAGCCAGTATCAAAATACATTGTTAATCTAGGAACATAAATTGTATGCGTATCTCTACTAAAATAACGAATGTAACCTTGTACTGTATCATTTATTTCATCTGCATCAGAGAATTGTAATAAGAAGCCATAGTTTGGAATAGTTGCACTACTACTACCACTTACCCATATTTTAATAGCATCTGTTACATCCATATTAACATCGGTAGTTCTATATGAAAATGACTCGGATGAAACTAAACCAATAGAAGAACTTCCTTGTGCTACAGACCCAGACTGATATATCCAATTTCCCCCAGCACCCGATCCCGATAGACGTAATGTACTAGTTCCTATTTGAGGGCCTAATTGTGAAATGCTACCTGATTGCCATGCAGATCCACTTGCAGATCCACTCCACGATGCACCATCTGTAGTTAAGTTTGATAAATATCCTGTACCATTAATCCAATCTTGTGCTAGCAATTTTGCATTTAATGTATAACTAGATGGAAGATTTTTTGCGTGGGATGTATATAAGTTTAAAACAAATTTACAATCATTAATCGTTTTTCCATATGTAGACAACGTTGAAGTTATTTCATTCATATCAAATTTAACGATGCCACGAGACTTTAATAACGTGTCTCCATCATTGCCAAAACGTTTTCCTATTTCAATAATTTCATCCAACCCGGTATTATAATCTGGATATGATTCATATAATGTAGTATCTTTGTCTGCGTAAAATATTCTAAACATTGCTTTCCTTATTGATTGACAACACGACCTTTTATATCTCTATTTAAAAATTTAACTTCAAATATACTAGGATCTAATGATGGATAAATAACACCATTTCTAGTAGCAGTAGTTAAATCATAAACATTTCCAGAATAGCCAAAGTCGCTATCATATAAATTTGTTAATGATACACCCACAACTGATTGTACTCCCTTAACATTAGCCAATGTAGTATTTATATCAGATTTGATAATTGGTTGATTTATTTGCCATTTATCGACACTAAAGAATGATCGTAATGCATCAATACATTTTAATAATACCTCATTGCTATTGTAATTTGGTAATACTGAAATTTCAAAATTCACACCGATATTGATAATAAAGGCATCTTTTATATTGATAGCATCAGTTAACATTCGATAGTAATTTAAATATGTTTTTAAATTTTCTTTGATTGCTTGATTCAATGGTGTTAATTGTTTTAGATCATTAAAACCTAAAATATACATATTCATAGCTAATGGGTTAGCTATTGTAATATCCTGATTTTCTTGTTGTGAAATTTGGTCATCTGGTACAATATATGCTTTTGCAACACTACCATATTTAGATGGCATTGAATAAGAACGTATGATGTAATCTTCTCTTGTTACTAATCTATTTTGAGTTGCAAAATTAGCTAATGCATTATTTTTAATGTCTTGCAATGTATCCGCAGTTTTTGCTCCTGCTGCTGGTATTGCATTATTAACTGCAATTGTTGTTTTTATAAAATTAACTAATGGTGCACTATTTGATGAATTAACATTATCATTATATTCAACAAAATTTATATTAGTTAAAAGATTTGCACCTACATTATCTGATATACCATTCCCAACAGTATATGTAACTGTTAAAGTTGTATTAGACGGTGCTTGTCCATATGTTCTTGTATATAAAAAGTTTGAAGGATCTATATCAACATCAACTGCTCTTCTAAATCCTGCTAATCCATTTCCTACATTATCTGGATTTGGAATTATTTCTTCATCATTGTTATCAGATATTCCAGCACCAAATTGTATTTCTAAACGATTATCACTTCTTAATCTTGTAACAAAACGTTTAGCTGTCTTTTTCATTTTTAACAAACTAGGACTAGAAGAACGATATTGATATAAATCTGGATCATTCTCTAATAAATTTGGTACGTTTTCAAAAATAGTATCTTGTGCTAAATATGGAACTTCATACCAATTATCGCCATCTGATTCTTTTATTGAAATTATTTCTATAGTATTAGTGTCTGGCAATAAAATTTTATCATATGGTACTGGAGTTGCAAATGTAAACGTTGCTGTTTTGACATCACCTGATACCGCACGTACTTGTTTTTTTAACAAATAATATGTTGGTAATTTTGTAGTAGGATCCGATTCATAAATAGTTACTTCAGTACTGTCAATAGATGATGAAAAATTAAAATCAATACTATCTAAAGTTCTAAATACAGCAGGACCATTATTTTGTTTAACCCGCATACCAGGTTTAATTGATAATGCATAATTAAAATCTGGTGCTACTGCAGATCCTGTACCTATCGATGGAATTAATTGAAAAACATCCATTGTAACATATGCTGGTACAACGTTGTTTGGATTATATCCTAATGATTTTGCAATATCATATATATTAGAACGTTCTGATGCTTGTTCTAATAATGATTCTTTTAAATTAGTATCAGAATAATATGATAAAACATCCCCTACATAGGATGCTAATTCTAAAAATATCATTCCTGGCGCAGATTCATTAAAATCTGTATATGTATCCGGAAAATATTGTTTAGTAAAATCGATAAGACCTTTTCTAAATTGGCCAAAATCTTTTCCTAAATACGTAACGTCTTTTTTTGTTTCCATGCTCTTATTGTACTGTTAAAGTGTTAGTATTATCTACAAATATTGTAATCGTATTTAAATTATTAGCATTAGTCGAAAGTGACGCTTCAAATGAAATTGTTATTTTTATTTGACAATTCAACGTTGGATCTTCTTCTGCTGTAGTTGTTTCGATATCAACTATATTAATTTGCGGTAACCAATATGATACTGCATCTGTAATTGTTTCACTAACTTGTTCTTTTATATGCAATGTATTAGGTTCGAATAGCAATGCTGGTAAATTTGTGCCGAAATTATAATGATAAAAACGTTCTCCTTTATATGTTAAAAGTAGATTTTTAAAATTACTAATTAATTGATCCATTGTAGTATATGTAGCTGACATCAAACCGGCGCGACCATTGAATGGGAAGTTAATTCCTATTGCTTGATTAGGCTGTTGCTGATTGATATCATTTATATTTACTATTTGATATGGCATTAATTACCCTTTTTCTTGTTTATTGCTTTCATCAAAGCTGAATAGTCACGTGTCATTGCTTGTG